GGGTAGCCGTCCTTGGCCGCCGGGGCGGGCGTGGATGCCTCCTGCGCGGCCTTGCGCTTGCGGGTGGGCTTCGGGGCGTCCGCGACCACGGGCGCGTCTTGGGGCATCGTGGCGGCTTCCACGACCTCGGCGGGGGCGGGCAGGGCGGCACGGCTGCGCGGAGCATCCTCCACGATCTCCGTCTCGCCGTGTGCTTCGACGTATACCGGGGCGGCACCGAGCGCATCCGGGCAATGCTGCTTGTACCCGCTGGAGATGCAGCGGGCGAACAGCATCGCCTTCGGCCACTTGCGCCAGTTGTCGCCGCCGAGCTGCGCCCGCCGTGCGTCCTCAAGCGTGAACTCGGTGGTGCCAATCTCCTCCCACTTGCCATCCATCGTGCGACCGAAGAACACGATGCTGCACTCGGTGTCCGAGCACGTGGCACGGTAGTCGTACTTCCCGGCCCGCTTGATCGAGGCCGCCATCAGGTTCGCGGCCAGGACGGCCTTGCCCTTGATGATGTGCAGCCCAGTCATGGCGTCGTAGTCCGACAGCCCCAGCCCGCGACCGATGATGATTTTGGCGCATGCCGCCGCCTCGGACTGGATATCGGGGAACATCCCCGACGCCTTGAACACTTGTGCCACCGTCATGGGGTCAAGTTGCGCCTGACCAATTCTTGCAAGTTCCATGTGATTCTCCTCTCGTGACTCGTCGCCCCGGGCAACGCGCCCGGTCACGACAGGCACACTATACGGGAGGGTAGGGGCCGTGTCAAGCCCACACTTTTACGATGGTTTCCGCTCGGTCCCCGTACTCCTTGCACGCTGACAGGATTGCGACCTGCGAATCGTCGGCGTAGATCACCCCGGTCATGGAATCCAGGGCAGCTCTACACACCTTGTCGATATCTGGACGCCTCGGCGCGAGGGGCGCGGTCGCCTTCAGCGCACCCTTGGCGGTGTAGTGGCTGGCGGGCCGCACGAATCGGAACAGCAGCTCGACCGCCACGGTCCCGGTCGCCGGCGGTTCGGTCCACGCCTGACGCGCCGCCAGCGCGAACACGGCGCGGTACGGCTTGACCTTGGCTGATGACTCGAGCAGCAGGATGCGGCCGCCCCTTGAGCGCACGGCCCTCTTGCTGCCCTGCGGTGCTGCCTCGCCCGGTACGGTGAACGTAATCAATCGCGCCTCCTGTGGTTCGTGTCTCGCAGGATGAATGCGTTCACCTGCCTCATAGCCTTCGCCAACTCTTGTCGCAGGTACACGACCTCCTGCATCAGTTCGATGGTGAGCGGGTCATCCGTGCCGCTCGTCCGCACCCGGTCCACCACGTCCTCGTCCGTCTCCCCTCGCCCTGGCCGCATGGTCAGCCTGACCCTTCGTAGATGATGCGGTGTATGTGCATCGGAAGCACGGCCCGCAGCCGGCGCACCTCGTCGCGCAGGGCGCGGATCTCGCGTGCGGCCTCGCGGCGTTCCTCAATCGCCATCTCGCCCATCCCCTCCCATACGACATCGAGGCGCTGGAGAATGTCGCGCTCCTGGTGCTCGTCGCCGGGGTCAATCATTTACCGTCCTCCTTGAAGCAGTCCCATCCGCGCAACTCCGCCTCCAACATTGCGCCGCCGATTGTCTCGCCGTGTCCACAGGCTTCACGCCTCGCCTCGTCGCGCTCGGCGGTGAGGGTCAGCACAACCTGCTCAAGTCGCACAATCTCATCGGCGGCCTCGTCCATCAGGCACGGCGCGAGGCACTCGCGGTTCGACCGCAGTCTGTTCACGATGTCGCTCATTAGTTCACGCTCGCCTTTCGTAGTTCGTCCATCAGCCGTTCGATGAGGTCTGCCGCCGCGTGGAGGAGCTCGCCCTCCTTGCGGCAGTGCTCCGCGTAGTCGCCCCATTTCGGCGCCTGTTCGTTCGCCGCCGCAAGTCGCACCTCGGCACGTTCGCGCAGCTTGTCGATGATCGTATGGTCTCTCACGTGCTCTCCTTCGGGTTGCGGCGGATGATCCTGATGGCAGGATCGGCCTTGATGACGATGTACGCCTTCTCGCGGCGCTTGGCGTTACGCATGATCCGTGCGATCTCCTTGCCGTCCTTGACCAGGACGATCTCGTTGTTGTCGTCGGCGACAACCGACAGGTGGCCGCCCCTCATCGCGGCTCCATTCCGAGCAGGATGCGTGCGGCGTCCTCCGCATCATCCGCGGCGGCGCGGAATACGTCGCTCGACTTGTACCAGGCGTGAAGCCCAAGCAGGGACGATTGCGCGAGCAGTCGCTCCGCAAGCTCCTCAAGTTGCTCATGCCTTCGGGCGTGACTGGTGAAGAGGTCGTTCACAGCTCCGCTCCCGGCCCGATGCGCTCGAGGTCGTCTCGGAAGGCGCTGCCGTCCACGATGGACAGCACCTCCTGCATCGGGAACCCCGCCGGCACGGCGTCGGCCTCGAGCGCCTTCCCGTCGAGCGAAAGCTCCACCAGCGTCCACTCGCAGAGCCGCCAGTACCGAGTGACGTACGACCCGCCATGCTGGTCGAACTGCTCGTCCGTCTCCGGTACCCACTCGACCTCGACGGTCGCGTCCACGGCGTGATCCTGGAAGTAGTCGGCGATGGCCTGGTTGCCGTTGGCGAAGTCGCTGTTCAGCGCAATGGTGACCTGGATCTTCATGCCTTCCTCCAGACCCGGATCAGCCGGCCGTGCGAGGCGGGGCGGCGCGACGGCACGACCTCGCCCGTCCACGCGAACTTCTCATCGAACACGCTCCCTGCCGCGTTGCCGAGCTCGGTGTAGTCAAGGCCGTTCTCGGCCATGATGGCCGCGACTTCGTCGCTGTTCACGGTCCCCTGCTGCGCGGCGATGAACGCCGCGAACCCGCGTGCCGCGGTCAGCAGTTCGATGCGGTGGTCGGCGGCGAGCGCCTTGCCGACGATCTTGCGCCGCTCGGCCTCGGCTGCGTCGAAGAGGCTGGTCATGCCGCCCTCCTTGCCCGCAGCTTGCGGAGGTCGATGATCCCGGTGTCGAGGATGACGTATCCCTCGTCCCTGCGGTGCGCGACCATGACGCCGAACAGGTTGTGGGCTCGGTCGATCACGTTGCTCACGGCGCGGGGCGTAATCCCCCACCGCCGTGCGAGGTCGGCGCGTGGGGTCGGCTCGAGCCGGCAGGTGGCGACGAGGTCGAGGATGCGCTCAACCAACGCGTCGGTGGTGCGGCGGCTCACAGCTCCACCTCCGTCTCGCCGTGGATGTCAAGGAACACGTCCTCGGCCTCGGTCAGTTCGTCCACCGCGCAGTACAGCTCATGGGTAGCGTCGATGTCCACGGCCCCGATGCGCTGGTACGCAACCAGCACGCGGGCTGCTGCGCCTGTCCTGATCTGCGCGGCAGCGGTCTGGATGATCGTTCTGCGCTCATACGGTCGCATTTCGTTATCGGCCAATGCCTCTCGAATCTTGATCTTCATCGTGAATCCTCTCGTTTCGCACGCCGTCTGCAACGCGCATCCGTGCGTGCGGTGGGTGTTGTACCCATGCGTATATCGGTACGCAAGAGGGTATCCGTGAGAAATTCCGACAATTTTTTCTTACAACGTGAAATAGCCGGATCGGTCGCTATGGTGCGGCTGGATGGGCGTCGCCATCACGCAGCACCAGCCCGGATCGTTCACGGTCGAGATGACCGAGGATTCCGATTCGGCCGTGCCGTCTGCGGGATGGAGCCAAGAATACCTCCTGATCTCCGACGCGCACATCGACAACGCCCACGCCGACAGGGGGATGTTCGAGCGCCACATGCGCCAGTGCCGCGAGCGCGGGGCGAAGTGGCTCTCGAACGGAGATTTCCTCTGCTGTATGCAAGGAAAATACGATTTGAGGTCTGACACCTCGGCTTGCCGGCCCGAGCACCGCGAGGGGCGATACCTCGACGCGGTCATCAACACGACCGCCGACTACGTCTCTCCGCACGCGGACATGGCGCTGCTGTTCGCCCCCGGCAACCACGAAACCGGAATTCGCAAGCGGCACGAAACGGACATGAACGAGCGCCTGGTCGAGGCGCTCAAGGTGCGGAACAAGGACTGCCCTGCATATGCAGGCAGTTATGCAAACTGGGTGCGGTTCGTGGTCAGGAGCAAGGTGCGCCGGCAGCTCGTCGCCAACAGCGTCCTGATGTACATGCACCACGGCTACGGCGGCGGCGGCCCCGTGACCCGCGGCACGATCCAGACCGCCCGCATGGCCGTCTACCTGCCGGACGCAGACATCATCTGGACGGGCCACACCCATGACGAATGGATCATGCCCATCCAGCGGGCAAGGCTGTCACTGCACGGGCGGCCCTACCTCGACCGGGTGCTGCACGTCCGCAGCCCCGGGTACAAGGACGAGTTCAGTGAGGGCAACGGGTGGGCCGTCGAGAAGGGCATGCCGCCCAAGCCGAAGGGCGCCCTGTGGCTTCGGTTCTGGATGGACAGCGTCCGCAGCAACGGCCACTCCATGCGTACCCTGCGCTTCGAGGTGCGCGAGGCGCAGTAACTGACCGTTTCAGAAGGACAGATAGGAGCACACATGCCGACGCCAGCCAAGGGCAAGAGATTCGTCAAGGTCGTGCGGAACCCGGATACGGGCCGCACCCGCAAGGTTTCTTACGGTCAGGCCGGCAAGGCCAAGGGCGGCGGCGACCGCATCAAGCCAGGGACCGCGAAGGGCGATGCTTACTGTGCTCGCAGCTTCGCGCAGATGAAGTCGCACCCTGCGGCGGCACGCAACCCAAACAGCCCGCTGCGGCTCTCGCGTGCGAAGTGGAAGTGCAGCGGCAAGACCTCGAGGGGCTGAACATGGCGAAGAAGAAGGCACGCGGCCTCTACGCGAACATCAACGCACGGCGCAAGGCAGGCACCAGCCGCCCGAAGTCGAAGTCAACCGTCAGCCCCTCGGCCTGGAAGGCGATGAAGCGCGGATTCAAGTGAGGCACCCATGCGCGTCCGACTCGGCGGCAAGTACTGGACGCTGCGGTTCTCGCCGAACCTGCACGACTATGGGAACATGGTCGATCCCGGCAAGGCTGCTGGCAGGGTGCTGCGCGTTGCCACATGGCAGAGCGAGGAGGAGCGGCTGGACACCACGCTCCATGAGGCGATCCATTGCTGCCGGCCCGAGCTTGACGAGCAGGCCGTGACCGACCTCGCCAACGACCTGTCGCGCCTGCTGTGGAAGCTCGGGTACAGGCGCGAGCAGTAGGTTCAAGGAATTGGAAGTTATTCTTCCCAGTACACCTCCTCGCCGCGGCGGTACTTGGCGAGGTCGGCGTCGCGCCTGTGCGAGGTGTGGTGCTTGTCCAGGAATCGGCAGTAGTTGTTCGGGAAGAGCAGGTACCTGCCGTCCGTGCGCTCGATGAGGTTGAGCGGTTTGTGCTCTTGGGGGTAACGACTGAACCCGTCACTCCAGTCGATGACTACCCCGGTATGGCGTCCGCAGAACCCGCGCTCGGCGCTGGTTCCCATCACGGACAGCCCCTCGAGGTACTCGAGGTGCAGCGCCTCGAAGTGTTCGCCCATCGCGCCCCAGGGCTGGAGGTCGCTCGGCTCGCAGAAGCCCGGAAACGGAGTGAACTCGAACGCCTTGGGGTCGTGCGCGAGCTTGTGGAGCGGGATGCCGCACCATTCCGCGCCCGTCTCGAGGAGGACGTGCGCCAGGACGATCTGGCCGGGGCGGGCGTAGACGGCGTGCCAGATGCCGCGTGTCGTGCCGGCGGGCATGGTCGGCCCGAGCGCGGTGTTGCACACGTGGACGTACAGGTGAAACGGGAGATTGGCGTGGCGAGGCATATGCACGATGGTATACTTCGATTGCGGAGATGCGGGACTGCGGGAGTCGGAGCCCTATGACCCGCAAGGGGATCGCCAGAAGGCCGCGAGGTACGCCGCGATCCAGCGCAACCTTTGGGGTAAGAACAACCTGCCGCCGAGGGGCAGACCACGGCGAAGCCGGGTGCTGCTCCATGTGACGAAACCTTGTCCGCTGGAGCGAAAGTGCTACAGATCCGCACAAGTGTGGGCGGTTCTGTCCGGGTGAATATGCGTGAATGCGCGTGCATCCGCGTGAATGCGCGTACACGATTCCTGTTGACCGATTGCGGTCAATGGTTGCTTTCGGCTGCCAGAACGCAGCCGTTCTGTATGCGTTTCGGTGAACGCCTACAACGTTTGTGGCCGGATGGAGCTGCGGTAAGCAAAACAGCCCCGCGTAAGGGGCTGCATGGTGAACTTCGACCTGTTCACTCGCCTTGCGGCGCCCGCCTTACCTAGCGGAAGGTTCGTCGGTTTCCCGACTATGCGCCGTCAACGGCTGACGGAGGTTTGTTGCGCGAAGTATATCGCGCCCGGTGCTGCTGTCAAACGAAACAGCCCCGCGTGGGGGGCTGTCGTGCGCGTAAGGCCTCGCGCTGATTTGATGGCGGTGTCGGTCACCGCCCTTTGGTTGTCGTGCGCCAGAGCCTTGCGCGGTGCTGTGCGCGGTTTCCCGCGTTGCCATTCGGCAATATGCAGCGTCTGGGGCTAGACGCGTGTTAGATGCCGGCATGGTACCAAACGAAACGCCCCGCCGGCACGATGCCAGGCGGGGCGCATTCCGGGGGCGAAAAGGAGGGAGCCGTCCGTGGCTGCCCGTATGGTCCGGTCGTGCCGACGCACGGGAACGATCCCGGGCATCGCGTCAGGCACACGCCGGACGGGAAGATGGTATACTGCGCCCGAGCCTCGCGCAAGGGGCTTGAGCGGCTGGCACCGTTCGACATCTCAAGACCGTGGGCATGGCGGGTACAGCTCGCCAGCCGCTCCCCGCCATGCCTCGGTCATTGGAGTTGGATATGGCGACGAATTACCCTTGGTTCCCGTTCTACGCGGCCGACTGGACGCAGGGAACCGCGCACATGACGGCTACCCAGCGCGGCATCTACATCTCGCTACTCGCATATCAGTGGGCGAACGGTTCCGTTCCGGCATGCGCGGAGCAATGCGGTCGCATTGCGGGCGCATATGCGATTGCAGATGCGGACTGGGATGCGGTCGCATCCAAGTTCGTCACGGACGGCGAGGTTATGCGGAACTCGCGCCTTGAGGAATGCAGGGTGTCGAATAATAAACGCTCTGATTCAGCCAAGCGGGCTGCGCAGGCCCGATGGGGGTCATGCGACCGCAATGCGGATGCAATGCAAGCGCAATGCGACCGCAATGCTAGTCAGAGTCATAGTCATAGTCACATTGAATCCCCCCCTACCCCCCCTTTGCGGAAGGGGGGGAGGAGAGTGAAGGTGGAAAGGTTGCCGTTCTAGGAGCACGATCATGGCGAACTACGAAGATTTCATTGAGACGAAGCGGCTCATGCAGAACCTCTGGCCGAAGTGGAAGGCAGACGAGGAGGTCGGGAGGCTGCTGAACGAGCGGTGGGCGCACCTGCACCAGGACAAGCTGCGGGAGTGCATCCGCAACCACCGATTCATCCGCGAGGTGAAGCCGGACATCACGGCGATCCACAAGACGTACTGCGACATGACCGCCGGCAAGGCGCTGTCTGCCGAGGGTGAGCACGCCGTCGAGCGCACCCGGAGGGAGGCGATCCAGAGCGCAGGCCCGACCCAGGCCGAGTACGAGGAATGGGACCGATGGGCGAGGGACGTACTCGCCACTGCGACCAAGCAGGAGATCGCAGCCTGCGAGGAGCGGATGGGAATGACTTTCTCGAGCGACCGCGTCCGCGCAGTTGCCGTCGAGTATTGCCGCAGAAACGGCGGCAACGCTCGGTAGACTGCGCCGCATGGCGAGAAGGAAACCAAGGCGATGCCCCGTACTGCTCGCCAACCTCGATGACTGCCTCCTCGGAGTCATGTACCCCCGCCCCGGAGAGGACGGAATAGCCGTCGCCGTATACTCGGCCGACATGATCGCCGCCCGCCTGCGCGACCAGGAGAACATGACGATCAAGGAAGCCCGGATCTTCGTCACCGACAAGATCGAGCAGTCGGACTTCGGCGTCGGCACCCCGCGACTGATCTGGGCGGCAACCAGCGAGGATTTCGGCGAGACCGTGGCAAGTGCCTGATATACTCATGGCAATGGATATCAGTTCGTACAGCGATTTCAAGCAGGCGGTGAACAATGCAGTCACCGCGCAGGGACGCACGCGCAGCCAGGTCGCACGCGACCTCGAGCAGGGCGGACGCCTCCGCGCCCATACCGTCATGTGCCTCCTCTCGAACGCACCCGTGATCGGCAGGCGCACCGCCACGTTCGACTCCGCAGTCACCCTCGCAGATGCAGCAGGACTCCGCATCACACTCACCCCGAAGGAATCCGCATAATGCCCAGCAAGTCACCCAGGCAGCGCAGAACTATGGCGGCCGCCGCGCACAGCCGCAGCTTCGCCAAGAAGGTCGGCATCCCCATGTCCGTCGCCAAGAAGTTCAACCGCGCAGACGTGAAGGCCAAGGGCCGAAAGCGCAAGTGACCAGGCTCGCGGCCTACGGCGAGAACGGCCGGCGAGTCGGCGAAAGCCACCACAATGCCACGATCCCCGAAGCAACCGTCAAGGAAATCCGCGACCTCCACGAAGAGCTCGGATGGGGCTATCGTCGCATCGCCAAGCACCTCGGACTCCGCTGGACCACCGTCAGCAAGATCTGCCGATACCAGCGCCGCGCCTCCCTCCCCGCCGAGTGGAAACGCCCTCGTCAGGCGAAGGATGGGCCGGCCTCCTGAACCAGTCCCCGAGCACCACGCGACCGACCTCGTCGCATGGCTCTCCAACGGCAAGCCCCTCCGCGAGTGGTGCCGGCAGGAGGGAAAGCCCGAGTGGCGCACGGTTTACGACTGGATGGACAAGGACGAGAACTTCTCCGCACGCATCGCACGCGCACGCGAGGACGGCCACGACGTGATCGCCGACCAGTGCGTGACCCTCGCCGACACGCAGCCCGTTGACCAGGTCGAGGTGGCGTGGCGAAGGCTTCAGGTCGAGACGCGCCTGAAGCTCCTTGCCAAGTGGAACCCCAAGAAGTACGGCGACAGGCAGCAGCTCGAGCATGGCGGCGGGGTCATCCTGAACGTCATCACGGGCGTCCCCGATGCGTAAGACCATCCGCCTCGGCTACGAGCCGCGGGCATGGCAGCGTCGATGCCACCTCGAACGCCGGCGGTTCACGGTCCTTGCCCTACACCGACGCGCCGGCAAGACGGAACTCGCCCTCATGGAGCTCCTGCACCGGGCGGTGAAATGCACCTCGGATCTCGGGTTCTTCGTGTACGTGGCACCGTTCCTGAAGCAGGCCAAGGCCATCGCCTGGGCGCGGCTCAAGCAGAAGCTCGACCCGTTCATCCGCACCGGGTCCGTGGACATCAATGAGGCCGACCTCGCCGTCACGTTCAGGTCGAACAAGGCCACGATCCGCCTGTTCGGCGGCGACAACCCGGACGCCCTACGCGGAGTTCGCCTCGACGGCTGCGTCATCGACGAGGTCGCGCAGATCAAGCCGGAGGTATGGGAGGCCATCATCCAGCCAGCCCTCTCCGACCGTCAGGGGTGGGCGCTCTTCATCGGCACGCCCGCCGGGATCAACCTGTTCAGCGAGCTGTACTACCGCGCCGCGAGCGGCTCCCTCGAGGATTGGTATGCTGCGAAGTACACGGTCTACGACACCGACGCCCTCGCGCCCGACGAGGTCAAGCGCCTTGAGCGCGACATGCCGGAGGCCGCGTTCGCACGCGAGTACCTCTGCGACTTCAGCGCCGCCGGCGACGATCAGCTCATTGCCCTTGCCGACGCCGAGGAGGCCGCACGGCGACAGTACCAGGACGGCGACATCATCGACCAGCCCCTCATCGTGGGCGTGGACCCGGCCCGGTTCGGGGATGACCGCAGCGTCATCGTCCTGCGCCAGGGGCTCCGCATGGAGCCGCCCATCGTCCACCACGGGATCGACAACATGGCGCTTGCGGCAGCCGTCGCCAACGTCATCGAGGACCGCGACCCGGACGCCGTGTTCATCGACGCAGGGGCAGGGGCGGGCGTGATCGACCGCCTTCGGCAGCTCGGCTACGACGTGACCGAGGTGCAGTTCGGCGGCAAGGCCACCTACGCCAACCTGTTCGTCAACAAGCGCACCGAGATGTGGTGGGCCATACGCGAGTGGATACAGGCGGGCGGCTCAATCCCCAACGACATCACGCTGAAGCAGGAGATCAGCACGCCGATCTACTGGTACGACGCCGCCGGCAAGCGCGTGCTCGAGTCGAAGGACGAGATCAAGAAGCGGCTCCAGGGCGGAGGCAGCCCGGACATGGCCGACGCGCTCTGCCTCACGTTCGCTTACCCGGTCGCCAAGATGCTGCCACGCGAGGTGCGGGAGCGCATCGATACGCGCCCGAAGGACTACGACCCTTACGAGGAAGTCAGTACCCGTAACCGCTAGACGGAGGTCTACAGTCATGGTCAGGCAGGCAACCGAGCAGGACATCGACCAATTGACCGCAATGGCCCGCGATTTCATCGGCTACAGCGCGTACGGCACGATGATCGAGCCGTCCGACGATGACATTCGCACGGGCATTTCGGCCATCGTCCGCTCCGGCGGCATGTTCGTCGCGGAGGTCGAAGGCAAGGTGGTCGGAGCCATCGCCGGTGCCATCGCGCCTATGTGGTTCGCGCCGAGCATCCCGTGCGCCATTGAACTGGCGTGGTGGGTGGACCCAGCGCACCGCATGACGCGCATCCCGTTCCGCCTCATGGCGGCGCTCGAGGGCTGGGCCAAGGACGCTGGTGCGAGATTCCTGTGCATGAGCGAGCTCGTCGTGAACGGCGAGACGCCCATCGCAAGGATGCTTGCCCGCATGGGGTACGTCAACACCGAACGTTCGCACGTCAAGGAGCTCTGACATGGCAGCACTTTCGTCCATTCTCGCCGGAATCGCGGCAGGAGCAGCAGCCGCCGGAACCGGGTACGCAATCGTCTCCGGCGAACGCGGCGCAAAGATGCAGCGCGAGGCAATGGGACAGCAGCAGCAGGCGCAGCAGGCCGCAGCAGCATCCGCCCGCAGCCAGCAGCGCAAGTCGCAGCAGGCGATGGCCGCCGCCAACAGGCAGGAACCAGCCGTCGCCGACATCATGGGCCGCGCTGCCGCCGAGATGGGCGGCGGTCCCTCGAGCACCATGCTCACCGGGCCGATGGGCGTGAACCCGCAGGAACTCCAGCTCGGACGAACATCTCTCCTCGGGGGCTAAATGAGCGAGTACACCGGAGACAATCAGTCGTATCCCGGCGCTCCCACGCGGGATCGGCTGTTCACCCGGTGGGGACAGCTCAAGAGCGAGCGTGCGTCCTGGTTCGCGCACTGGCAGGAACTCACCTCCTACATCCTGCCGCGCAATGGTCGCTACTTCCGGCAGGACCGCGACCGCGGATACCGCCGCCACAACAACATCTACGACTCGACCGGCACCCGCGCCCTGCGCGTCCTCGGCGCCGGCATGATGTCGGGCGCGACCTCGCCGGCACGGCAGTGGTTCCGCCTCGCCACGCCGGACCCGGAACTGAACTCTTACGACCCGGTCAAGCTCTGGCTCGATGACGTGACCAAGCGCATGCAGCGCGTGTTCCAGAAGTCGAACACCTACAACGCGCTGCACCAGATGTACGAGGAGCTCGGCACGTTCGGCACCGCGGCGACCGTCCTGCTCCCCGACTACCAGAGCGTCATCCATCACTACCCGCTGACCTGCGGCGAGTACTGCATCTCGACCGATGCGAAGGGCCGCGTCTGCACCCTGTACCGCGAGTTCGAGATGACCGTCTCGCAGATGGTCAAGGAGTTCGGACTCGAGAAGTGCAGCGTGTCGGTGCAGAACATGTACCGCACCGGGAACCTCGACCAGTGGGTGCCAGTGATCCACGCCATTGAGCCGCGTGCCGACCGCGACATCAAGAAGCGCGACGCCAAGAACATGCCGTGGGGTTCGTATTACTTTGAGGTCGGCGGCGAGGAAGGCGTGTTCCTGCGCGAGAGCGGGTTTCAGTACTTCCCGGCGCTCTGCCCGCGTTGGTCGGTAGTTGGCGGCGACATCTACGGCAACAGCCCCGGCATGGAGGCGCTCGGAGACATCAAGCAGCTCCAGCACGAGCAGCTCCGCAAGGCGCAGGCCATCGACTACCAGACCAAGCCGCCGCTTCAGGTGCCGGCGTCCATGAAGAACCGCGACGTGGAGACGCTTCCTGGCGGGGTGTCGTACTACGACGGGCAGTCGAACGGGATCAAGACCGCGTTTGAGGTCAACCTGAACCTCCAGTACCTGCTGAATGACATCATGGACTGCCGCGAGCGCGTGCGTGGTTCGTTCTACGCGGACCTGTTCCTGATGCTCGCCAACACGCCGAACACCCGCATGACCGCCACCGAGGTCGCCGAGCGCCACGAGGAGAAGCTCCTCATGCTCGGCCCGGTGCTCGAGCGCCTGCACAACGAGCTGCTGTCCCCGCTGGTGGACATCACGTTCAACCGCATGGTCGCGTCCGGCGCACTCCCGCCGGCTCCGCAGGAATTGCAGGGCATGGACCTGAACGTCGAGTTCGTCAGCATGCTGGCGCAGGCGCAGCGTGCCATCGGCACCAACGCCGTGGACCGCTTCGTCGGGAACCTCGGGGCCATCGCCCGCATGAAGCCCGACATCCTCGACAAGTTCGACCAGGACCAGTGGGCCGACGTATACGCCGACATGCTCGGCGTGGACCCGTCGCTCATTATCGCCGACAAGGAGGTCGCGCTCCTGCGCGATGCCCGCAATCAGGCGATGGCTGCGAAGGAACAGGCAGCCGCGCTTCAGCAGACCTCGCAGAGCGTCAAGAACATGGCGCAGGCACCGACCGGGCAGCCGAACGCGTTGACAGACGTGATGAACATGTTTAGCGGGTATGGCTCCCCGTCAGGGGTGGAGGTCTGAAATGGCAATGGTCAGCATGAAGCTTGAGGGCAACGGCGAATCCGAGGAGATGTACCCGGAGGAACTGTGCATCGAGCTCGAGAAGGAGCAGCTCGAGAAGCTCGGCATCACGTCGGCCATGCGGCTCGGCACGACCGTGACGATCACCGCCCGCGCCTACGTCAAGGAGACGAGCGCGACGATGGTCGAAGGCGGCGTCGAGCCGGCCGTCGAGCTCCAGATCACCGACATGGCTATCGACTCCGGCGGCGGCATTGGTCCGGCGGCGACCATGCTCTACGGCGGTTGACAGTACCCGTAAGCATTAGCCACAGGGATACAGTCCCGCCGTGAGCAACTACGACCCCCTCGACCTGCGGGGCCAGGAGCGCGACAGAGCCGACAAAGAGCTCCGTGAGCGTCTGGAACGGCAGAACGAGGAGGCCGACGTGAAGTGGCTCATGTCCAGCAAGCGAGGCCGTCGCATCGTGTGGCGGCTGCTGGACCAGGCGGGCGTGTTCCGCAGTTCCTTCAATACCAACGCGATGTCGATGGCATTCGCGGAGGGCGGCAGGAACTACGGGCTACGAATGCTCGGCATGGTCCACGCGCTCTGCCCGGAGCAATACCCGGCCATGATGAAGGAACAAGCAAGCAATGAGCGAAACAACGATGATGGAAACGGCTGAAACCAACACCACAGCCGCTCCCGCATCCGATGCTGCCGCAATCGTCTCGGCGACGGCCGAGAAGCTGTACGGCGGCGAGCAGAAGGCGACCACGACCCAGGGCCAGCAAGCCGCCGACGCGGCCGCTGCCGGCAAGGCTCCAGAAGCCAGCGACGCCAAGGCCGCAGAGGCACCCGCCGATGCCAAGCCGACCGCGCCGGAGACCTACGAGTTCAAGGCACCGGAGGGTCGAACGTTCGACTCCGAGGTCATCGCCGAGTACTCGAAGGTGGCGAAGGAGCTGAACCTGTCGCAGGAAGCCGCGCAGCGCGTCCTTGACACGGTCGGCCCAAAGCTGGCCGAGCGTCAGGCGGCGCAGATCGAGGCCGTCCGCACCGGATGGGCCGACAGCAGCAAGGCCGACAAGGAGTTCGGCGGCGAGCGTCTGTCGGAGAACCTGTCCGTGGCGAAGAAGGCGCTCGATGCGTTCGGCACTACCGAACTCCGCAGCCTGCTCAACGAGTCCGGCCTCGGGAACCACCCGGAGATCATCCGGTTCATGTTCCGCGCCGGAAAGGCGATCAGCGAGGACAGCATGGTGACGGGCAACAAGGGCGAGGCCAGGCCGGCCGGACCCCGCTCGTTCAACGACCTTGCCGACGCCCTGTACTCATCCAACACCTAACCCCACGAAGGGAATCACACAATGGCAGTTCTTTCCAGCACCAACCTGACGCTCGCCGATTGGGCGAAGCGTACCGATCCCGAGGGCCGTGTTCCGGTCATCGCGGAGCTCCTCTCGCAGTCGAACGAGATCCTCGAGGACTGCGTGTTCAAGGAGGGCAACCTGCCCACCGGCGAGCGCGTCGTGATCCGCACTGGTCTCCCCGCCGTCTACTGGCGTGCGCTGAACCAGGGCATCCCGAACAGCAAGTCGCAGACTGCCCAGGTCGATGAAGCCTGCGGCATCCTCGAGGCTCGCAGCGAGGTCGATAAGGATCTCGCCATGCTGAACGGCAACACCGCTCAGTTCCGCCTGTCCGAAGACGTGGCCTTCCTCGAGGCCATGAACCAGACGCAGGCGGTCACGATGTTCTATGGCAACCCCGCCATCGAGCCGAAGTCGTTCCTCGGCCTCGCTGCCCGTTACTCGGCGACCCCTGGCTCGTCGGGCGTCGGCCAGAACATCATCGAAGGCGGCGGCACCAGCACCGACAACACTTCGGTGTACCTCGTTGTTTGGGGCGACAACACCGTCTACTGCCCGTTCCCGAAGGGTTCGACCGCTGGCCTCATGCACGAGGATCTCGGCGAGCAGACCGTGTATGACGGCAACAACCGTCTTCAGGCTTACGCCACCCGTTACCAGTGGAAGAACGGCCTGGTCGTGAAGGACTGGCGCTACGTTGTCCGCATCGCCAACATCGACGTGAGCGATCTCGTTGGTGCGACCGGAACGCAGGCCAATACCGCTGCTACCGATCTCATCAAGCTCATGGCACGCGCCATGTACCGCATCCCGAACATGTCGATGGGCCGCGCTGCCTTCTACATGAACCGCACTGTCCACAGCGGACTTGCCGTGAAGGCAATGGATCGCAGCCAGAACGTTCTGGCCGTGAACCAGGGTCTGTCGCAGTTCGGTACCCCCTACTCGTGGCTGTCGTTCCTCGGCGTTCCGTGCCGCCGTGTCGATGCCCTCATCAACGCAGAAGCCCGCCTTACCTAATAGGTAAAGCAGAAAGGACACACAATGATTCTTGATAACAACCTTCGCCTCGGCAGCGTCACGCTGACCGCAACCGGAACCTACGACTTCCCCGATGTCGTGGATCTCCGCAACAACACCGCGTACACCGCAACCGCAAGCGGTTCGCTGTACACCGTCGCACAGGGAAACCAGAACGTGGAACTCTCGGAAGGCACGACGCTGTACGTTGTGTTCACTGTGACCACGGCACTGGCCGCTAGCACCGACCCGATCTATCAGGTCGTTCTGGCGGATGACGCTGGCCTTGACACCAACGTCGTGGTGATTGGCGAATACAGCCCTTCGACGGCCATCGCGGTTGGCACGCAGGTCGTGATCCCGATTGGCTCGCAGCTCCTGACCGCGGCGCAGAAGCGGTATCTCGGCGCGAACGTGGTGACCTCTGCCGGCAGCGGCTCTGGCGTCATCTCTGCCGACATCGTCCTGAACTACCAGGACGGCAAGAATTTCTACGCTTCTGGCTTCACGGTCGCCTGATAGGAGCTATCCATGCCGAAGGTCAAGGCCAAGATTCTCTGCTTTGTGGACAACGGGCTGCGCCAGCCCGGAGACGTGTTCGACTACAAGGGACCGTACAACCACCACCTCGAGTACATCGAGGGCGTGGGCGCGGAACCCGAGCCGACCGTGTCCGAAGCGCCGCCGCGCCGTCTCCGCAAGGGCAAGGTGGCCGAGGCCGCAGGCACGGAGTGAGCTCGTAACGAGTTGGTGAACAGGGAGGGGCGTCGGCGGGAAACCACGGCGCCCCTCCCGTCCTACGGGAGGCACGTATGGCATCGGTTGTCGAGATATGCAACCTCGCGCTCGCGCACCTCGGTGACGATGCCACCGTCGCAAGCATCGACCCGCCGGAGGGATCAGCGCAGGCCGAGCACTGCGCCCGGTTCTACCCGAGCGCACGTGACATGCTCCTCCAGATGCACACGTGGTCGTTCGCATCGCGGCGCGTCAGCCTCGCGCAGGTGACGATGCCGTACACCATGTGGAAGTATTCCTACGCATGCCCCGGTGACATGATGACCGCCGTGGCTGTGCTTCCGCCAGACGCGGAGAACGACTACTCCGTCCGCGCATACCCCGCCGACCGCTACGGCTTCGGATGGACGAACCCACCCATCACGACCGCCGGCGTGTACGTGCCGCAGGAATACGTGATTGAGACGGACACGCTCGGGAACAAGGTCATCTACACGAATCAAGAGAATGCGCTCCTGCGCTATCAGGCGCTCGTGAGCGATTCGACCAAGTTCGACCCGATGTTCACCATCGCATTGTCGTGGCAGCTCGCGTCATTCCTTGCCGGTCCCGTTGTGAAGGGCGAGGAGGGCGCACGGCAGGCGCAGCGATGCCTCCAGATGGTCGCGATCTACCTCGGACAGGCCCGCATGTCGGACGCCAACCAGCGCGACGTGAAGCCCGGTCACATTACCTCTTGGATCTCTGGACGCTGATATGGCGCTGACCCGCACGTACACACGGTCCTTCGCGGGCGGCGAGGTGTCGCCCGAGATGTGGGGGCGGATCGATGACGTGAAGTTCCAGACCGGGGCGGCGAAGATGCTGAATTTCATCGCGCTGCCGCAGGGTCCGGCCGAGAACAGGCCGGGGACCGCGTTCGTGCGCGAGGTCAAGGACAGCACCAAGCGCACCAGGCTGCTGCCGTTCACGTTCAGCACCACGCAGACGATGGTGCTGGAGATGGGTGCCGGGTACTTCCGGTTCCATACGCAGGGCGCGACGCTCGGTCCGGGAACGCCTGCCGCCTACTCAACGACCAAGACCATCACGGGCGTCGATACCGGAACGGAGACGTTGACGAGCAACGCGCACGGATACTCGAACGGGACTGCGGTGCAGGTCGCATCGACGGCCACGCTCCCCGGAGGATTGTCCGCAAGCACGACCTACTACGTGGTCGGAGCGACCGCGAACACGTTCCAATTGGCGCTTACGTCCGGCGGAAGCCCGATCAACCTGACGAGCGCGGGAACCGGAACGATCACGTCCAACCAGGTCTACGCGGTCGGTGCGCTCGTATCGAGCGGTGGCGTGAACTACTACTGCATCGCTGCGACCACGGGCAACGCGCCTCCGAACGCCACATATTGGTACGCGCTGCCGGCGGGGATCTACGAGATCCCGAATCCTTACGCCGAGGCCGACCTGTTCGACATCCACTACGTGCAGTCGGCCGACGTGCTGACACTCGTCCACCCGAACTACGCGCCGCGTGAGCTGCGCCGGCTGGGTGCGACCACGTGGACGCTGACCGTCATTTCGTTTGCTTCGACCGTCACGTCACCGACAAGCGTGACGGTGACCGCAAATCGAGGCGAGGCGCTTGACCTCATCGGATTCACTTCTGCGAGTCCCGGAGTCGCACATACGACCGCACCGCATGGATTGTCGGTTGGAGATCCGGTCTACCTTGATGGCGGAACGTGGACGAATCCATTCCCGGACGATTACTACATCGTCGCATCAACTGGTCCGACTGACAAGTTCACAGTTCGCTCGTATAGCAGTGGAATTCCGCTCAATACAACGTCATATGGAACGTGGTCGAGCGACGGATATGTCCAGTTCGGCGACAAGGCGCTTGACTTCACCAGTTACTACGTCGTTACCACAATATCACCGAACGGAATCGACGAGAGCGCACCGAGCGCAGCCGCAAGCGCGAACAACAACCTGAACGCGCAGGGCTCGAGCAACACGATCACGTGGTCTGCCGTGTCGGGCGCTGCGCGTTACAACGTCTACAAGCGCCAGAACGGGCTGTACGGCCTGATCGGACAGACCGACCTCACGACGTTCACGGACAACAACATCGCGCCTGACATGGGAATCACGCCGCCCATCGTCGATACCGTGTTCGCGTCGAGCGGCAACTATCCCGGCGCGGTCAGTTACTTCGAGCAGCGCCGCGTGTTCGCCGGCACGAACAACGCACCACAGACGATGTGGATGACGCGCACCGGGACCGAGAGCGACATCTCGTACCACATTCCCCTGATCGACACGGATCGAATCGCGTTCCGGGTGGCCGCACGGGAGGCGAACACGATCCGCCACCTCGTACCGCTGACGCAGCTCCTCGCGCTGACGAGCGCGGCCGAGTGGCGCGTGAGCCCGGTGAACAGCGACACCATCACGCCGACCACCATCTCCGTGCGACCGCAGTCCTACGTCGGCGCGAACAACGTGCAGCCGTCCATCGTGAACAACACGGTGGTCTACTGCTCGGCCCGCGACGGCCACGTGCGCGAGCTCGGGTACTCCTGGCAGGCGAGCGGGTTCGTGACGGGAGACCTGGCGCTACGTGCCACGCACCTGTTCGATGGGTTTGACATCACGGACATGTGCTACAGCAAGGCTCCGCAACCGCTGCTGTGGTTCATCTCGAGCACGGGAAGCATGCTCGGACTGACGTACATCCCCGAGCAGCAGATCGCGGCATGGCACCAGCATGAGACGGACGGAGACTTCGAGTCGTGCGCCGCCGTGGCGGAAGGCTCCGAGGACCGTCTGTACGTCATCGTGAAGCGCACCATCGGCGGGGTGACGAAGCGGTATGTGGAGCGGTTCGCGAGCCGGCAGGTCAACGACCTCGAGGACTGCTTCTTCGTGGACAGCGGCCTGACCTACGACGGAACGAACACGACGGCGACCACGGTCACGGTGACGGGCGGAACGACCTGGGGTCCGGCCGACGTGCTGACGATCACGGCGAGTGCCGCGATCTTCCAGTTCCCTGCGACCACGGACGTGGGCGACGCCATCGTCCTGACCGATGCCAACGGAAACACCTATCGCCTGACGATCCTGTCCACGACCTCCACGACGGTCGCTACGGCCCGGACGGACCTCCTGCTGCCGGCGGCCCTGCGCGGGGTGGCGACGGCCGTGTGGGCATTTGCGCGTGACACGGTGGGCGGCCTGACGCACCTCGAGGGCAAAACGGTCAGCATCCTCGCGGACGGTGCCGTGATGCCGCAGGTCACGGTGACGGGCGGCGTGGCCGTCCTCCAGCGCCCGAGCACGGTCGTGCACGTCGGGTTGCCCTACGTCAGCGACATCGAGACGCTGCCGATGGTGATCCAGATGGAGGCTTTCGGGCAGGGCCGCGCCAAGAACGTCAACGAGGCGTTCCTGCGCGTCTACCGCTCGAGCGGCATCTTCGTCGGCCCGGACGCGGACAACCTAGTCGAGGCCAAGCAGCGCACCACGGAGCCCTATGGTTCGCCGCCGGGGCTCAAGACTGACGAGATCGGCGTGAAGCTCACGCCCACGTGGCGGCAGGCGGGGCGCATCTACGTCCGTCAGTCCGATCCCCTTCCCCTGACCATCGTCGGGCTGACCCTCGAAGTGAGCATCGGAGGCTGACATGGCAGTCGTACAAGTACCGTTCTCCACCAGCCCGACCGGGCCGACCTTGATCGGCGGGCAGTCCTATGCCGTTCCCGGCGTGCCTTCCGGGCCGGGATTCGCCTCGCAGTTCGCGGAAGCCATGACGGTCGCCGGACCCATCGCCGGCATCTTCGGGTCGATCACGGGTGCCATCGGCTCGTTCTACGCGGCGCAGAGCCAGCAGAACCAGCTCAAGATGCAGGCCCAGAACCAGCGGTTCGCCGCCGAGATGGGCCGGATCAACCAGCGTGCAGCCGAGTTCACGGCGGGCCAGATCGGGCGCGAGGGCGCGGAGCGGTTCGGGCAATACTCCATGCGGGCAGGACAAGCGCGTGCGAGCGCACAGGCCGCGCTGGCGGCCCGCGGGGCCGTCCTCGGCGCGGGCAGCGCCAAGGAGATCATCGGGAGCATGGACCTGATGAAGGAGATCGACCGCCTCAACATCAACGCCGCGACCGTGCGCGAGCAGGAGGCGGCCCGCCTGCGGGCGTTCAACATCGGGGTCGGGGCCACGATGGCCGACATCTCCGCGCAGAACCTACAGGCCACGGCCGGCACGATCTACCCCGGACTGGCGCTCGGGACGAGCCTTCTCGGCAGCGCCACCGACATCGCCACCACCTGGGCGCGGAACCGCCGCATCGAGGAACTCCTCGAGGGCGTTGCCACGCAGAGGATCTGACCCATGCCGACCGTACCGACTACCTTCGTGCCGCAGGTCGCCCCGCAGGGAGCCGGACCAATCGGCGACTTCGCCGCCCCCGGCATTCAGCCCGCCGAGAACCTCGCAGGGCCGCAGGTCGCACGGTTCGGGCAGCAGCTCACCCAGACGGGCATGGCGGCCTACAGGCTCGGCTCGGCCATCCAGGACGGCATCGACGAGGCCAAGACCAAGGAAGCCGACGTGGCGGCCGGCAGGGCCATGCAGGCTGTGTCCGACAAGTACATGGCGATGATCGGCAAGGACGCCGAGGTGAACTACGGGGCCATGCAGGCCGAGCTGTCGCAGGCCGGACAGTCGGCGATGGGGATGCTCGACAACGACGTGCAGCGGCGGATGCTCTCCCCGATCCTGGCGCGGAACATGGGGATCTTCGAGAGCCGCATGGGCCAGCACCGGGTGCAGCAGCTCCGGGTCTACCAGACGAACGAGTCAACGGCCCGCGCAGAGTTGAGCGCAGACTACGCGATCCAGGCATATTCGCAGCGCAACATGAAGGACGCAGAGGGTCGCCCGGTCGGGCTCATCAACTACGCGGCCAACGCAGACACGGCCGTAGCCGAGATCCGCAAGGCAGGGGAACTTATGGGCTATGCGCCGGACTCGGCGCAGATGAAGCAGCTTGAGCAGAAGGTCTATGACCGCATGGCGGTCGGGATCGTCAACGGCTTGATGGCCGAGAAGGAATACGCGCAGGCAAGCGAGTTCCTTTCCGACTCCGCGACCGTTGAGAGCCTCGACGCCAAGACGCGGCAAGCTCTGTCCCAATCCGTGGAGGCGAACCGACAGCGTTCCGTGGTAGGCGAACTTGCGACGAGCATCAAGGAAACCGGGCTCCTGATGTCGAAAAGCGACCCGGAGACCTATTGGCAGCAGAAGGAAGGTGCCGTTGAGCCGCCGTACACGCTTCGCGAGGCTCTCGAATTGTCGGAGCAGATCACGGACGACCAGACGCGAAAGTTCGTACAGGCCGAGTTGCGGACGCAGTACGCGCAGGACGATGCCCTGATCGAGCAGGAGTACCGTACCCTGATCGATAACACGGAGCAATTCCTCGCCGTACCAGGAAACAGCCTCGCGGATCTTCCGCCCGACCAGTTCGGCCGCCTCCGTCCGGCCGACCGCGCCAAGTACATGGCAGGCCAGCGCCAGCAGGACGAGATGACGGTCATGGAGCAGGTCGCACGCAACCCGGCGCTCGTCGCCGAGGGCGACTGGCTCGAGCGCAACCGCAACAAGATGACGCACGCGACCTTCGTTCGGCTCATGGCCGAGCGGAACAAGCCCGACAGAATCGTCGCCGCGTCCATCGACGCCGACCAGCTTGAGGCCACTCTCCTGCGGAACGGGTTCGACAAGATCGCCAATCCGCAGAAGGGTGACAGTGCCGCCCAGGCGCAGTCGCTTTACATGCGCGACAACGTCAAGACGCTCATCAACGCGGAGCAGGAACGCGTCGGTCGCCAGCTCTCGCGTGACGAGAAGCAGGGCATCATCGACCGCGTCATGCTCGACAAGGTGTTCGTCAGCCGATGGGGACGCGACCCGGAGGTTCCGTTCGCGGCGATGACGCCGGAGGAAAGCAAGCAGGCATACGTCGTGGTGGAGGATCAAGAAGTGATGCTTCGCGATATCCCCGCCGCACGAATGAAGCAAATCACCAAGGCGCTCGAGCGATCCGGGCTCCCGACCGACATCCGAAACATCGCGGAGGCTTGGCTCCGCGCAGGCAAGCCTCAATGATCGAACCCGACATCAACCAGCAGATGGCGCGTTTCGCACCCTCGCAGAACCCCGCTGACCCTGGGTTCGATGCCATCGAGAAGGCCGTGGCCGGGATGTCGGGCGTCCCGATGCAGAAGCCCGAGCCCGTGGACATGGACATCGACCGCGCCGTGCAGGACATCGCGGCGCAGCGCAGGCAGGATATGGCGTCATCGCTCATGGCCGCTTCCGAGGTGAACCCGGACGAGGCTGCGCAGGCTGACGCGCTCGGACGGCGGTTCGGGGTCGGGCAGGACATCGCGCTTCGGAACATGTCCGAGATGCGCCGGCAGGCCATGATCCAGGACACGGAGCGCATGGATCTCCTGCGGAAAGACCCGGTCCTCGCCCGCTACATCGCAGACCGCGAGTTCGCAGCGCAGTCCAGCGACGATGTCGGCGTTCTTGCCAAGCTCCAGCCGCTGGTGTTCGAGGCCGCGATGCTACAGACCCCGGGCGGGTTCTTCAGGGTGGTCGGCCGCGGATACGAGCGCGGTCGCGCCATCTCCGAGCGCGGCGACATCGGAACCCGCGTGATGGCCGGATTCGCAGGACAGGCCGATCTCGACCGCGCCAAGCAACTGACCGAGGAGATGCAGGCGCTCGGCCAGCAGGGCATCCTCGGATCGACCGCCGAGATGATCGCGCAGAACGTCGGCCAACTCCGCACCATCGGCACAACGACCGTGGCCGGGGCGGCGGCAGGAGGAATCCTTGGTCCGGCTGGCGCTGTTGCCGGAGGTGCCATCGGCGCGACCGCCGGCATCGTTGCAAGTACGGGGACGATGGAGGCCGGGAACCTGTACCTCGACATGCGCGAGCAAGGCGTGTCTGACGATGCCGCCATCCCGGCGGCGGTCGCAGGCGGATTCCTGAACGGCGTGATCGAGGCGGTCGGGATGAAGATCGCCGCCAAGCCGTTCCGGGCGCTGGCGTCCAAGGTCATCCGCGAGGAGGTCGCCAAGGCCGTCAGGCAGCCGACGATGCGTGCCGCCTTCGCTGCGGGGGTACGGGCATACGGGCTCCAGGTCGGAACGGAGGCCACCGAGGAGGGCTTGCAGGAGATCGTGGCCGTCGCGTCCGAGGAGCTCGCCAAGGCCGCTGACGGGATCGACAGCGAGACGAGCCTGCGCGATGCGGCTGGCCGCGTCATTGAGGCGTTCGCCTACGGCGGCATGGCGTCTGCTCTGCTCGGCGGAATTGGTCCCGGCGCGAACCTCGTCGTAGACCTGCGCCGCGCCAGTGCCACGCAGCGGCAGCAGGACTTCTTCAACGGCCTCGCCGAGAACCGCAAGGAAAGCAAGCTTGCCCAGCGCAACCCACAGGGATACGAGCGTTTCCTGGCAGCGCAGGCGAACGGAACGCCGGCCGAGACGATCTACGTGGACGCCGCCACCGCACGCGACATCCTCGCGCAGAGCGGCACCACGACGGCGCAGCTTGAGGACATCCTCCCTGGCATCCGCGAGCGGATCGAGAAGGCCGTGGAGACGGGAGGCGACGTGACGATCCCGACCTCGCAGTTCGGGGCGAGACTCGCCAACACGGAGCTCGGGAACGCGCTGCTGCCGCACATGCGGCTCGCGCCGGAGGCCATGAGCGCGGCCGAGGCGCAGGCGTTCGAGGCGCAGCGTCAGGCGGTGGTGGAGGAGGCCAGGACGATCCTCGCCACGAAGCAGGACGCCGACGCCGCATTCGTTGCCGAGGCGCAGCAGGTTGAGGACGAGGCGTTCGAGCAGGTCCGTGCGGTCGGCCAGTTCACCGATATCGAGGCGCGGACGATTGCCAAGCTGCGTCAGGCGATGGTGGTCGTTGACGCCGCCGAGGCCGGGATGACGCCGGCGCAGTACCAGCGCGAGCGCGGCGTTCCGTTGGTCGTTCGCGGTGAAGGTATGGCTGCGCCGATGGCGCAGGCTGCACGAATTGATACTGACTACACGTCCGCCGTTGAACGCGGCGACATGGAAGCAGCGCAGCGAATGGTGGACGAGGCGGCGATTGCAAGCGGGTACACGATTGAAGCGTTTCATGGAACCCCGAAGGGTGGGTTCACGGAGTTCAATGATTCGCCGCGTGGCTTGTTCTTCACGAGCAAGCCGTCAATCGCGCAGGGTTACACGTACTTCAGAAACCCGTGGTTGAGTCCGAGCGAAGATGCGGCAATCTACCGAACTCGACTGCGGATGCAAAATCCGCTTGTCGTTGATGCCCTTGGTAAGAGACACAATAACATTCCTTTCCCGGGTCGAGAGTGGCGTCCAACTGTGTTCGGGAACGTGCCGGAGGGAGCCGTATCAGTTGAGGAAGCTGCGCGCCTTGCATTTGAGTCAGGGCATGATGGAATCATCATCAAGAATGTGATGGACAGCGTGTTGCCTGAAGATAGGACGCGCAGCACGGTCTACGTTGTTCCGGCAAAGGAGCAGGCCAAACTCGCCGACCCCGTCACCCGCGACGAGGCTAGCAACATCGTCCCGCTGTCGCGCCGCTTCGACATCACCAGCCCGAAGCTGTTCAAGCAGGCGGCGATGTCAACTCGCGTTCCGACCGCAGTCAAGCCGCTCGAAGATGCGTTGAATGACATCTTGCTCGCTGACTATCCGACCTTCCTTCAGGATGCGAAGTTTGTCTCCAAGAACCTAGCGAAGTTCAAGCAGCTTGGTGCGCCGGTTCGCATTGATGAAACGGCAACAGAGCAGCAGCAGCTCGAGCAGATCATCGAGCACATGTCCGGCAACTTGCTGTGGCTGCACGACACGATGGATGCAGACATTCGTGAGCGTGCAAAGATGTGGTATGTCGGCGGAAGGCGTCTCGTTGACTGGCTTGCGGAACGTCATGGCTTGTCTCCGATGCAGGCTGCGACAGTGTTCGCGGTCTTGTCACCGCAGAAGAACTGGTACGAGAATGTCGGACTCGGAATCAGGATCATCGACATCGTTGCCACCCAGGGCAACACGAAGATGGACACGGATATGCAAGAGGCATATCTGTCATCGCTTCGCAAGGAAGTGACGAAGCGCCAGGGTCAGCTTGACAAGCATGATGAGAAGAAGCCGAAGCGCGGAAAGGCAGAAATCGCCAAGTGGCAGGAACAGCGCGATGAAATTGCCAAGGCTCTTGATGCGGCGGCGTCCAAGGTAAACGAAGCACAGGGAAACATTGACGATATTGGAGATCGCACGCTCGACCAAGTATTGGCGGCACGTGAGTTCTTCCTTGCTGCGATCATGGTCAGATGGTTCGACCAGACGAAGAATGACAGGACATATCCGGTCATCAGCCCAGAGGGCGGCGTCGGCAGCCCGATGCTCACGGAAGCCGGTACGCCGGCGAGCATTCGCTATGGCAGTTACAACGAGGTAGCGAAGGCAATTTCCGCATACGTTGACGGTCGTGCAGAGAACGTCCATCTGCTGATCGGCGGCGAGCACAAGGTCAGAAACTTCTACAACAACCTGTTCAATCCGGCAGACCCGCGCTTCGCAACGATTGACACCCATGCAATCGCAGCCGCATATCTGATGCCACTTGCCGGCACCGATGCTCTCGTGGCACATGGCCTTGGCGGTGGTGTCGGGAACGCGATGTTCGGACTCGGTGGCGGATACGCAGTGTTCTATGAGGCGTACCGTCGAGCTGCCGATGCCAGGGGAATTGATCCTCGTGAGATGCAGTCCATCACGTGGGAGGCAATTCGAGGCATGTTTGAGGCCGCAATGAAGGGCGGACTCAAGGCTCCGGTCGCAGCGATTTGGAAGCGATACGTCGATGGCGAGATCGATATTGACGCGGCTCGTGCGGAGGTAATGCAGCGAGCCGGTGGCATCACCACACCGTCGTGGGTTGCTCTCCCGGTTGACATGCAACCAAATGCTGGGTATTCGGGCGTGTCACGAACGGCGGCAGACGAGCAGGCAAAGAATCTTGCGGCAGAACCTACTGCTGCGGCCATCATGTTTGAAGTTGCCCCAGATCCGGCGAACGAAGAACTCAAGGCAAAGTGGAAGGCGCTGTCGCCATTGCGCCGGCAGGAAATCAGCGTTCGCGTTGCCGAGACAATCATTCCTCGAGTGCTTCAGGAATACGGAATCGCGGCCGACATGGTGTTGCAGGTCGGCGGTTGGAAGGGCGATACGAATGTTGGGTTCGCGTTGCGGATGCCGCCTGGGCCACTGGTTCGTCAAATCGCCCGAACGATTGGCGAGGCTCTTTCGCAAGAGGGCATGTTCTCCATCTCCGCAACCGAGTTCAAGGGATCAAGGAAGACCGGGGTCATTCGACTGCAATTGCAGCCTGGTTTGACCCCAGATCAGATCGGCGATCTGTACGGAAATACGCTGTACAAGCTCGGAATTCAGGGACACGCAACATTCAACGATTCGATGGTTATTGCCATCGACAAGGGTGTTGACACGGATGTACTTGCGCGTACAATCGCGGATGCCGTAGCCGGCGACAGCCGTGTCATTGGAATCACGCAATACGAAGGATGGACTTCTTACGATGAAACAAGAATCAATGCGCCAACTCCAAGTGCAGAAGGGGACGACCGAGGAGCTGAAGGCGTTGCTGGGCGACGGCGTATTGATGTTTACCGCCTCGAAGCAAAGCGACTCGTCGAGCAATATCTCGGAGAATCGGCAATCCTCGAGCAGGCCGCAGCCGGCCCCGCCCGCGGCGGCATCGACCCGCGAACCCTGAACGTCCTCGTCGGCAAGGGCGGCGACGTATCGACGCTTGTCCATGAGCTGATCCACCTCCGCATCGGCGAGTACCTCCGCATGGCGCGAAGCGCCACGCCGCCGGCGCGTGTGACCGCCGACCTCGACATCCTGTTCGATTTCATGGGCGTGAAGGGCGACACGTTCCAGGAGCGCCTTGACAACTACGAGACGATGCCGCTCGAGCAGCGCAGGCCACTCGAGGAGAAGGTCACCTACAACGCGGAGATATACGTTTACGAGGGCAAGGCTCCGAGCGTGGAGCTGCGCGGCGTATTCGAGCGCCTGTCGGCCTGGATGCGCCGCGTATACAAGTCGATCCGCGATGACCTGAACGCGATCTACCGCCGCGAGTTCGGCACCGACCTCCCGATCCTGACGCCCGAGGTCCGAGCCGTGTTCGACCGCATGCTCGCTTCCGAGGAGCAGATCAAGCGGCAGGAGGCCATCGAGGGGATGAAGGGTCTGTTCCAGACGCAGGCCGAAAGCGGCATGGACAATGCCGAGTGGGCCGCTTACCAGGCCATGCAGCAGGAGGCCACGGAGGCGGCCGTCACCGACCTGAACACCGCCAGCATGCGGCAGGTGCAGTGGCTCGGGAACGCCCGCGCACGAATCCTGCGCGACCTCCAGAAGAAGCACGACGCCAAGCGCAAGGAGGTCACCGCCGAGGTGGCCGCCGCCGTCAAGGTGGAGCCCGTGTACCGGGCCATGACCTACTTGCGCTACGGTCGGTTCGTGGACACGGACGGGCAGGAGGTGGAGGTCGAGGGAACGCACCGCCTGGACATCGAGAAGGTCCGCGCCATGTACGCGGGGATGCCTTCCGAGGAGGCGATGGCCCCGGCTCGCGCCGCCGGCTTCCGGGGTGCCGTGAACGTCCGACCGGACATCACGTCGCTCGGGACGGGAAAGTACGGGATGCTCGGCAAGGACGGGCTGGACCCAGACATGGTGGCCGAGATGTTCGGGTACTCGAGCGGGGACGAGATGGTCCGTGCCATGCTCGCCGCCAAGCCCATGAAGGATGCCGTAGCCGAGCGCACGGACGCCGAGATGCTGCGGCGGTACGGCGACATGAACACCCCGGCGGCGCTTGAGGCCGAGGTGCAGAAGGCGCTCCACAACGAGGCCCGCGCTCGGTTCGTGGCCGTGGAGCTGCGGCACATCGCCAAGGCGACGCAGCCCGTGCGCGTCATGCTCGAGACGGCCAAGCAGGTCGCCGCCGACATGATCTCGGACATGACCGTCCGCGACGTGCGTCCAAGTGAGTTCGTTGCCGCCGAGGCCCGCGCTGCCCGAGACGCCGAGCGCATCCAGCGCACCTACGGGATTACGGAGCCTGCGCCGGAACTGGCGCAGCGGTACGGCACCGACCGCCAGCAGGCGCTGATCCGCGCAAAGCGGGCGCAGCTCTACCAGAACCAGCTCGCCGCCGAGGCGCTCCGCGTCAAGGAGTACGTGGACAAGCAGGTCAAGTACCTGCGGCGCGTCCTGCGCGACGAGAACGTCAAGCGCATGGGGGCCGCCGCGGCCGATCAGGTCGCCGGCCTGCTCGAGCGATTTGAGGTGGCGCAGGTCAGCCTGAAGCGTCTCGAGGAGCGTCGGTCGATGGCGCAGTTCCTCGCCGACCTCGAGGCCGCTGGCGTGGTGCCGGACATCGCCGAGGAAATCGCGAACGAGGCCCGCCGCGTCAACTACAAGGAGCTCAAGGTCAGCGAGTTCCGCGACCTAGTGGATGCCGTCAGGCAGATCGAGCACGTCGGCAAGAACGAGCAGAAGATGCGCCTGGCCGAGGAGCGTGCCGCGTTCGAGGAGGTGCGCGACGAGATTGTCACCCGCATCCGTGCGGTCGGCAAGGTTCGCGGCCTGAAGGTGGACCCGCGCACCCCGCTGACGGGGATCGGCCGTGCCGCCGCGTTCCTGCGCGGGTTCGCGGCGCAGCACCTGAAGGCGGCGTCCGTCGCCCGCGTCCTTGACGGCGGCAAGGAGGACGGGCCGCTTTGGAACGCCATCATCCGCACGGCGAACGACGCCTCCGACATGGAGACGCGCATGCGGGCCGAGGCATCCCTGAAGCTCGGCGAGATCCTGAAGCCCGTGTTCGCGCTCGGCGGCATGGGCGGCAAGGGGATATACTTCCGGTCCATCGGGCGCAGCCTGAACCGTGAGGCACGGATCGCCATCGCCCTGAACATGGGCAACGACGGCAACCGCCAGCGCCTGCTCGACGGCGAGGGCTGGACGCTCGAGCAGCTCCAGCCCGTGCTCGAGAGCCTGACCGAGGCCGAGTGGCAGGCCGTGCAGCAGGTGTGGGACTTCATCGACGGCTACCGCCCGGAGATCGCCGCCAAGGAGCGCAGGCTCTACGGCAAGGAGCCGGAATGGGTCACGCCCGTGCCGTTCACCGTCCGAACGTCGGACGGCAAGGAGGTCAGCCTCCAGGGCGGCTACTACCCGGTCAAGTACGACCCGGTGGCATCCGACCGGGTGGCGACCGTGGACGCCGCCGAGGAGGCCAAGCGCGACCTTCAAGGCGCGTACACGGCGGCCACGACGAGGCGGTCGTTCGTCAAGGCCCGTGCCAAGGAGGTCCGCGACAGGCCGATCCTGTACACGCTCGACGCAGCATTCAGCGGTGTGAACGACGTGATCCACGACCTGGCGTGGCACGAATGGCTCATCTCCACGAATCGCCTGCTGCGGGACGTGAAGTTTGCCAACGCCGTCCGCGAGACGCGTGGGCCGGAGTTCCTGAAGCAGCTGCGGGACTGGACGAAGGACAACGCTACCGGGGCGCGGGGCCAGCAGGTCGCCGGCGAGGCGGTCCTGTCCTGGCTGCGGCAGGGAATCAGCGCGTCGGGCCTCGGGTTCAACGTGGTCAGCGCGGCCATGCAGGTCACCGGGTTCAACCAGAGCATCGTGCGGGTGGGCGCCAAGTACATCGGGCAGGGCATCGTGCAGTTCTCGACCAGCCCGTTCGAGTCGGCCAAGACGGTCGCCGAGAAGAGCTCGTTCATGGCCGAGCGCGGACGCACGCAGTTCCGCGAGATCAACGAGATCAAGAACCGTGTACGCGGGCAGACAGAGGTGGCCCGTCGCGTGACGGCCGGCACCTACTTCCTGATGATGAACATGCAGCGGTCGGTGGACATCCCGACCTGGCTCGGCGCGTACCAGAAGGCGCTCGACGCTGGGAAGGACGATGCCAAGGCCGTGGCGCTCGCTGACCAGGCGGTGCGCGACTCGCAGGGAAGCGGCCTCGTCTCGGACCTCGCGGCCGTGGAACGCGGCGGTCCTGCCATGAAGCTGTTCACGGTGTTCTACTCGTACATGAACACCGTCTACAACATGACCGCCGTGCAGACGATGACGGCCCGCGGCAAGGGCAAGTTGGCCGCCGACTACGCCATGCTGCTGGTGGTCCCGGTCGTGCTCGGATACGCCATCAAGAGCGCCATCCAGCCCGACGCCGGCGATGACGAGCTTGATCCCGAGGCGCTCGCCCGCAAGCTCGCCGCCGAGGAGCTGTCGTACCTGATGGGGACAATGGTGATCGCCCGCGAGTTTGGTGGTGCGGCGCAGCTCCTGACGGGCGCGGAGGGCGTCCGCATGGGCTACGGCGGCCCTGCCGGCCTACGGGCCGTGGGCGAGGTATACGGGCTTGCCACGCAGGCTGGTCAGCTCGAGTTCGACCGCGCCTTCCGTAGGTCGGCCATCAACACGCTCGGCGCGTTCACCGGGCTCCCGAGCGCCCAGATCAACCGCACCATCGACGGCATCGAGGCGCTGGTGGAGGGCGAGGTCACGGGACCGACCGCCGTGCTCGCGCCGCTGACCGGAGTGCAGCGTTAGTACCCGTAACCGTACCCGTGATCCGTAGCCTCCGATACGCCGAGGAACACCGAAGATGACGATCAGCAGCACGACCCGCGTGAACGGTCCATATACGAGCGGAACGGCCCTGCCGTTCACGTTCAAGGTATTTGCCGCGGCCGACATGGACGTGATCCGCCTGAACACTACGACGGGCGTGGAGACGGTTCTCGTCCTGAACAGCGACTATACGGTCGCGTTGAACGGCAACCAGAACACGAACCCGGGCGGGACGGTGAACCTGACGGTAGCCGCATCGGCGACGAGCACGGTCACGATCACGTCGGACATCGCCAACCTCCAGCCGACCGATCTGACGAACCAGGGCGGGTTCTACCCAGAGGTCATCACGGACGCGCTGGACCGTGCCACGATCCAGATCCAGCAGATGTCCGAGGATGTTGGTCGCAGCCTGAAGGGGCCGATCTCGGACGGCAGCCTGAACATGGAGCTGCCGACCGCCGCGCTCCGTGCCAACAAATACTTGGTCTTTGATGCCAACGGTCTCCCAGTCACATCGGCAGGAAGCGGAACGGACACGGCGCTTCGGACGGATCTTGCGAATACCGGGGTCACGACTGCCGGTGCTGGACTTGTTGGATTCAGAACTGCTGATGCAACATCGATTGGAAGGACGGTATTGTCCAAGCTCCGCGATGTCGTGAGCGTGAAGGACTTCGGTGCGGTTGGTGACGGGGTGACGGATGATCGAGCAGCAATTCAGGCTGCAATTGATTCCTTGGCTGCGACGGGCGGCACCGTGGTGACGGAACACATGAAAATAATGGCCTGAAGATTACGGCAAGCAATATTTCGCTTGTCGGCCAAGCCAACGCGAAGCTTCAACGCTTCAATACCATTGCTACGAACGCAACGGCATATCCGATTCTGTTCATCGGGACGCCGGACAGCAATGCAGCGTCTGCTACGCAGAACGTTGTTGTCGATGGTCTGTGGTTTGTCGGAAGCGACGTTCGGCACACCGATTCTGGTGATGCGCCCTATGACCAGCGCAATGCCATCACCGTGAAGAACTCCCTTGACGTGGAGATCCGCAACTGCCGCTTCACGGCCATCGACAGTACCGCTGTGTACTTCACCGAGCCAGCCGCATACAGCCTGAAGTCCTCGTCGTATTTCAACACGACCAAGAGTTACCGCGCCTCCATCATCGGGTGCGACTTCACCGCAACAACGCACGCAACCGCAGGGCGTGCGTTCATCCACGCCGTGGTCTTGTCTGGCGTTGATCGCGCCGTGGTGTCCGGCAATCAATTCACGTGGTGCGACGATGGCGTGTATGGGTTCACGACGTATGCGCTTGCAACGCAGGTCGAGACGGACACCTACACGCTTTCTGGAACCGCATACAACCGATGCGGCAAGGGATGGGTCATCTCGGCAAACACGTTCCTGAACAGCAGCGAACATGCGGTTTACAACACCGGGTTTGAGACTTCGGTCAGCGACAACGTGGTGCTCACGGATGCTCCGACAATCTGCACTAGCAGCGCAATCAAGTGTCGCGCTAGGTATGCAACCATCGACGGCAACGTCGTGAACAATTACGACCAAGCAATCGAAGTGTCGGAGCCATCCGCATTTGTGAACGTCAGCAACAACACCGTAAGCGCATATCCATCGTCCACTACTGCCGCTGCAATTTCCATCAATTCTGATGGTCTTTCGACGTTCCTAAATCCGGCAACGCGACCGTGGTATTCGGCATATGACCCTATGGCCGGGATCACGATCAACGGCAACACCGTCAATATGTCGCCTGGAACGACTGGTACAAACGACCGCGCAATTCGGTTGGTGACATCAAGCACCGATGCCAACTACGCGAATGGACAGGTTCAGAGTCTGGCGATTTCCGGAAACACGATCATCAATCACAAGGTCGCGATCTGGGTCAGGAACGCGCTGTTCAGGAACATGAACATCGTCGGGAACGCATTCCAAGCCAAGCCATTCACGGCATCTGGATTCAACGCAGGCACGACTCTTGACACCGTGGCAGTCTTGCAGCTGTCGAACAGCACCGGAGGCGGCGAAATCAGCTTCAACGGAAACAGCGTCTGGGGAACGCAGAACGTGTTCGACTCCGACACTGCGGCGAACACACCGCCACGCCAGGTCGAGGGCAACGTCATCAACTACGTGCGAGACGCGGTGTTCACGTCGAACTTCAACGCTCCAGGATTTGGGCAGATGGTGACGAACAACACCGGCATCTTCGTCCTCGACAGGACGAGCTGGGTTGGAAGCGTGGCCATCAACAACCAGCTCGGCGACGGCACCACGTCGCTGTCGCTCCGTAAGTACACCATTTCGTACACCGGGTCGCAGGTCGTGTTCACGACCAACGATTCAGGCACGCAGATCGTACTTGGATGACCACAATGAGCAGCGAAAGACACGACGAACTATTCCTCGCCATCGGCCGCCTGGAGGGCAAGGTCGATTCGATCCTCTCGCAGCAGGGCAGGCAGAGCGACGAACTGAAGTCGCACGACTCGCGCATCCGCTCGCTCGAGCACTCGCGTGGATACATGCTCGGCTGGGCGGCGGCCATCGGGGCCATGTTCAGCTTCGCCGCCAACTACCTCATCAAGCACTTCTCGTAAGGACACATCATGCCTACCGACATCATCATCGCCACGGACAAGCCGAACTACCTGACAACCGGGCTCGTCACCGCCAGCAGCGGCACCTACGACAACGCCGTCCCGACCGCTACGCTGCCGTCCACGACCGGGCAGACGTTCCTGGTGCCGACGAACCTCGGCGACAAGCCGAGCCTCCTACGCCTCGTCCCGTTCCACAGCGCGAACAACGCGACCACGCCGAGTTTCCGGGTGATCGGGTGGACCACGTACGTGCAGACGAACGGCACCCCGATCTACGTCCCGACGATGCTCGCCGACTGCGCTTGCGCGTACAACGCCACATCTGGCAGCATTCCGAGCCTGTCGGTGAACAGCGTGACGCAGCACTTCTTCCACCAGATCACGGTCGGAACGGGCGTCCCCACGGTGAACGTCTACAGCCCCGGCACAGCAGCTGCCGCCGGCACGCCTCCTGCCTGCGTGGTGCTCGACACCATCGGAGTGCAGTACGTGACCGTGCAGGTTGAGTCGAGCACTGGCACGATGGGTTGCTTCTACGCCTTCCTCTGATCGGAGTCAGCGATGCGGTATGACGTAGGCAGATTCCGTCGCCCGATGCGGCGTGGTGCTATGGAGCAGCTT